TTTTATTCCGCCGAAACCTTTTGAGTCGTGGGTACTTGATGAGGCTACCTGCCTTTTTGTTGCACCTATCCCTATGCCTGAAGGCGATTATGTTTGGGATGAAGAAGCTGGTGACTGGGTAGAGGTCACCGGTGAAACTCTCTAACCCTTGGCCTGCTGGCGAGAGTATCCGTAGCCCTTGGGGTTACCGCAAGCACCCTATTACGGGTAAGCGTAAGAAGCATCGCGGCGTGGATGTCGGCTATAACGGCCCTATTCTTGCGCCTGCTGACGGCAAAGTGGTTCATAAGGGTGTCAGCTTGAACAAAAGCACAGGTGGCGGGTACACGCTCATTCTTGAACACAGTGAACCCCGTGTTTGGACGGCTTACTATCATATGCGGGAACCATCACCTTTGCCCGTGGGCACTCTTGTGGAACGTGGTCAAATAATTGGGCATACGGGCACAACGGGTGCAAGCACCGGGGTCCACCTGCATTTTGAAACCCGCCGTTCCCGTAGCTGGGGAACCGACTTTGACCCCGAAACTATCCTTGGGCAAGCCGGGGCCATATCCAAGCCTGACAAGCCAAAGCTTGTTGAGGATGGGGCGATTGGTCGGCAAACTTGGGGCGCGGTTCAACGGATGTTGGAAGCTGAGGGACTTTACAAGGGTCGCATAAATGGCGTACCTGGAAAATCCACTGTGCTTGGCCTGCAAAAGTTTTTGAACCGAGGTGGATGGTAATGGAAAACACCGACACCGTAGCGGTAAAGGTTTCTATGAAAGACATTTACCTTGAGGTCCAACGGCAGGGCCGGTTGCTAGAAAAAATAGCTAACAGTCTGCCTGACGCTGAGAGCAAGCTTGACGACCACGAGCAACGTATTCGTAAACTTGAGATGCGGATTGGTTGGGCTGTGGGAGTTTTTGGTTTTTTGGCGGCGCTTTCACCTTTTCTGGTTAGGTTGTTGCCTTGAAAAATAATCCTAAATGGAAGATTAGGCGCAGATATATTTTTGCGTCTTTTGCTTTGGGCGTTTTGATGATTTTGTCTGCTGTTGTGGCTGTCTGGCAGGACAGAATTGGTGCCGGTGATTTGATTACTGGCGGTGTTGCTTTGATTAGCCTTATTTTGACAAGTTATATTTTTGGAGCCGCGTGGGAGGACCGCGCTAATAGAATGGAGAATCCTGATGGAGAAAATTAGAGCTTATTTTGCTTACTCAACTGAGAGGGCGATAAAAACTTTCGCGCAGACAGCGTTGGCTACGATTAGTGTGGGTGCTTCTGGGATTCTTGATGTTGATTGGCTCAATGTTTTGAGTGTTGCGGCTTTGTCTATGGTTATGTCTTTGATGACTTCTGTGTTGCAGTATGACCGCCCAAAGGTTGACGCCTAGTGGGTGACGCTGAGGTAGTGGATGGTATTATCTGTCCGATTGACCCTATGGAAGCGCTTGAGTGCGATAGTTGTCAATAGTGTGCTAAAGTTTTGGAGCAGGCGATAGTTTCGTATCTATTGTTTCTTTCCTTTCAGTTGAAAGACCCCCCCTTGGGACCTAGCCCAGGGGGGGTCTTTTTTTGTTGCCCGTTTATTCGGATAACCAGGCGTAGATTGTTGCCCTGGTGACACCGGATTGGCGGGCAATTTTTTTGATGCTTGTGCCCTTTTGTTGTTCTTCACGGACGGCTTTTTTGAGTGCCTCTGTGACAATTTGTACACGGTTTAGCGCGTGGTCGCGTATATCTGCTAGTTGTTCTAGTGGCATGGTTTCATAATCGTAGTAATCCATGCTTAGCAGTGTACACCAGAATAGGCGTTATCAAACTGTGACATTTATGTAGTTGACATGTGTCAGTGGTCCGTGGCAAGGTGCTTGTAGCAAACCTAACGAAAGGAAAATAATGGGTTATTACAAAAACATAGACGCCGACCAACAGGACAAGGTTGACCGTATCGTGCGCTGGTATAAAGAGAATGAGAACATTTTGCCGCCTTACATTATGAAACGCATACTGGCAGACGGTGACTTGGTAAATGTGCTGGTAGAGCAGTGGGAGGAAACACCTGAGCCTTTGCCAGCGTCACGTCACGTTGCGTTGCGGGCTGACCGTCGCAAGCCTAAAGCTGATTGGTCTATGACCTCTCAAGAGGGCAAAACGTTTTTTGTTGTTTCCGCAACAACAATTTTGTTAATTTTGGCTTTGCTTGTTGTATCGGCGGCTCTCTAATGTGGGGCTGGGTTTTGCTTATTGGCGGCGGTGTTATGGCTGTAATCCCTGGAATGTTTCAGGTTGCTAATGGCGCAACGTTGCTAGGGGTAATTCTTGCGGTGTCTGGTGCCACGGTGCTAATTACGGGAGGGACGCGCTAGTGGCGCTAACCCCTTACGAGCGTTTCACTAAGGTTCTGCAAGGTGCAGATAATCCCCCCTGTGTCCAAAATCCTGACGCTTTCTTTCCTGAGGACTCGAACAACAACAGAGTTGAGTTAGAGCAAAGACGTATCGCTAAAAGTTTGTGCGACGGGTGCCCTTTGGTGCAAGAGTGTTTGCTTTACGCAATAGAGGGTAATGAGCTTTTTGGCATTTGGGGTGGGCTTACTTATAGACAAAGAATGGAGTTGAAAAGAAAATGGCGGGTTTGATTCTTGTTAGAGACGGGCGCGAAATGCGCGTAACAAATAAAGATGGTGGCTGGATGGTAGAGGACAATGCTTTGGTGTTGTCGTCTAAGTTGGCGTCACAGCTTGGCGTTATTTTGACTACGGGTATTTTTGATGAGGAAATGGAGAATGAAGATGGCTAGAGCAAGAAACACTGACCCAATTACGTCGCACTTGGCGGCAAGGTCCGTAAGGGACGTGACGGCAACCCAAGAGTACGTCTTGAAAGCGCTCAGGCGGGCGCGTACAGACGTTGAACTTGTGGAGGCGTATAACAACCTCAAAACGGCACCTAGGGCGTCTGACAGCGGTATAAGGTCGCGTAGGGCCGAGTTGGTCCGTCGAGGCATGGTTATTGACACTGGTAAGCGTGTGCGTTTGGATTCTGGGCGTTATGCGATTGTTTGGGGGCGAGCTAATGACGAGCGTTGAGGATTTGGCTTTGCGTTTGGCGCGGGCTTGGGTTGACAACTACACGTTGTCTGGCGCTAAGGCGTTGCGGGAAAATCTAGAGATAAAGGCTCAAATTATTGCTGAGGCTCAACAACTTGGGATTGCTGAGCAAGTTTACGCTAGAGCCAATGACCTTATGGGAGGTGAGTGATGTTGGAAACCGAACAGTTTGTTGCGTCAAAGTCTTTGGACGAGTCTGAGTGGTTGAAAGCTCGCAGAACAGGGGTGACGGCTACACAGGTCGCTAAGGGCGCTACACCGTCTGGGCGTCGTGAGGTTATTGCAAACTATTGGTCGGAGGGGGATTTTATTGACACGCCCCAAATGGCGTTTGGTCGAGACAGTGAGCCTTGGTTGGCTATGTGGGCTAAGCAAAATTATGACGTAATGCCTAACGACTGGTTGATTCGTAGCGTTGAGGACCCTTTGGCGCTTGCTACCCCCGACGGGTTGTCTCTAGACCACACGGCTATTTGTGAAATAAAGACGACTGGTAAGGATTGGGGTTCTGTTGACAAAATCCCGATTGCGTATAAACGGCAGGTCCAGTGGCAGTTGTATGTCACTGGTGCGGAGTATTGTGTGTTTGTGTGGTTGCTTAGGGCTGAGTTTGATGGTCTTATGGTGCCAGCATGGTACGAGCCAAAGTCAGATGTTATTGAGCGTGATGACGAAATGATTGAGGACCTAAAAAAGGCCGCAGATTCTCTGTGGTCCGAACTAGCTGAAGGGAATATATAAAATGCCAAGATTCGATTTGAGCAAGTACGCCACTGTTGCAGAGCGTTTAGTTACCCTGGGGGAAATGTACCCCGATTATCGCATTGAGACGCTCGATTACTCTACCGAGGCTGACAGGGCCAAAGGTGTGTGGCGCGTCAAGGCTACGTTGTATTTGAGCAGGGAGGACATGTTAGATGGTGTTGCTAAGGCTACTGGTCACGCTTTTGAGGTTGATGGGCAGGCTGGGGCAAATGTCACTAGCGCGTTGGAAAATTGCGAGAGTTCGGCTGTGGGCCGCGCTTTGGCGCTTGCAGGGTTTTCGGTAAACAAAGACAACCCAACATCTTTAGCAAGTCGTGAAGAAATGGAAAAAGTTGCTCGTGGTCCTGTAAGGCCTGAGCCTGTTGCGGTACCTGACGGATTTTTAGAACGGGTCGAGACGTCGAGTTCTGAGGATGGGTTACACTCGCTATGGGACGAAGCCGTAAAAAACGGTTTTGCTGACAAAGTAAAAAAGGTAATAGCTGACAAAAAGGTGGTGTTATCGTGAAGTTGATTATTTCAAGACGTGACCGCAAAGTGCTAAAGATGATGCGGGAACATTTAGGCTCTTTGCCGTCCGTAAAGGAACACCCACGGAATAAGAGGGTACGTTACAGCAAGCGCCAACGAAACGGTGTTGCTGTTTCTATTCGTGACTTTCAGTCTCGCTTTGCGGGTGTCTGGTGAGTAACCTCACGCCTGCTCAGATTATTTCTACGCTTTCCACTATCAGCAAAGACATTGACGAGGCAACTGACGAAATTGCCCGTTTAGACGAACAAGCTGTGCGGGCGAGAGCGACATACAAGACGGCTTACGCCAGGGCGTTTCTTAGCGCTGAGGGGTCTATGGATATTCGCCGCTATACGGCTGAGCTAGGGACCGCTGAGGCTCATTTAGAGTCTGAGCTTGCCGACCAGCAACACAGGGCATCTGTAAGCGCTATAAGGGCGTTGCGGGACAGGCTTGAGGTTGGCAGGTCTTTGGGTCCGTTAGTCCGACTTGAGTGGGGGCAAGCGTAAAAATGCTAAAAATACTGATGGAAAGAAAAATGTTAGCACCGTACTTGATTGTGTTTTGTTACATATTTTTGCCAATGCTGTTTGTGTCAAGTGCGGGACAAGTATTTGCATCTTCAGGTTCTTCAGCTGGGGAACGCGTGGTACTAGGCAAGCCAAGCGTGTTTGATATTGAAAGTGTCCCCGCTTTTCAAACTTTCAAAAGAGCGCCCTTTATCGTGCAAAGCAATTACCGAAACGAAATTGAACGCCCCAACTATTTGAACTATGCAAACGCCATGTTGCCGGTGCGTAACCCGGAAATTAGTAGCGATTTTGGTTGGAGGGTTGCGCCCTGTGACGCTTGCAGTAGCGACCATCAAGGCGTGGACTTTATGCCTGGGGCGGGTGAGCCAGTGATGGCTGTGCTTGGTGGCGTTGTCGCTGAGGTTGGGGTGAACCAGGGTTACGGGTATTGGGTAAAAATAGAACATATTGTGCCTGTAACCGACGACGGGGTTGAGCGTTGGGTAACTATTTACGCTCATTTACAGGCTGACTCGATACCAGACGACGTGTCTCTTGGCGCTGTGGTGCGTAGAGGGCAAGTTGTTGGCGCTGTTGGCTCTACAGGCATCTCCACAGGTCCACATTTGCATTTTGAGCTACACGTTGATGGTGAGGTTGTTGACCCTTTGCCGATATTGGCTGAAAGTCAGGCTGTGGCTGACGCCGCGATTGCTTGGAGGTAATGGTGAGTTATAACCCCGATTTTGATATTGACTTTAGGCGCGGTCTTGTGGGGGAAGAATCCCACAAAGCTTTCCTGTTTGGAACCCACGAGGTAAAAACGGATTACAGGACCGCTGAAACTGGCAATTTTTATGTTGAAACTTGGCAAAAACCGCATACTGGGGATTGGAAACCGTCTGGGGTAAACACCACTAAGGCAGATTTTTGGGTTCAAGCTAGTGCTTTGGGGTTGGGCGGTATTTTTTTATCAACGTCTGCATTGAAAGAAATACTTTTGGAAACCGACCCACCAGAAACTAGACAACCCATTTCTAACAGTCAGACAAGCGCCAGCAAGGGCAGGCTGGTCAAGTTGGATGATGTTTTGAAAAAGTTAGGGTTTCTATAATGTCTGGGGCTGGTTCCCGGCGTAAGGGCAACCAGGCTGAGGTCGAGGTTGTCAAAGCTTTGGAACGTGCCGGGTGGACGGCGGTAACGTCTAGGTCGGCTCGTGGCGGTTTTCAGGGTGGCGAGGACATTGTTACTGATTTTCCCATGTCTGTTGAGGTGAAAAATCAGACACGATTGGACTTGGCTGGTTGGTGGGCGCAAGCTGTGGAGCAAGCTGGGGATAAACCCCCTGTGGTTGTTCACAAGCGGGTTGGTAAGGGTCAAGCTGAGGATTGGTGGGTAACTATGGACTTGGCGACGTTGTTGCGGATTGTGCAAAAAATATGAGCATAGGTAAAAAGTCTCGTAGCCAGGTCGAGAAAGCCCGTAGGGGCGTTTATGAGCGCGACGGGGGTGTTTGCATCTCTAAAGCCATCGGAGGCGTCTGTGACGATTCTGTGACCATACAGCACCGTGTGGGGCGCGGTATGGGCGGTAGCGCCAAATATGATGCTGAGCCTGGGTTTCTTTTGACAATGTGTGGACGGCATAACATGTTGGAGACGGCTGACGCCGATTACCACAACATTTGTCAAGAGTTAGGCTGGTCTGTGCCACGCTGGGTGCCCGACCAGTGGTCTATAAGCGAGGTGCCGGTGTTTTATTGGGACGGTTGGCACTACTTGGTTGGTTTTGACAGGGTGCCGACCTCTGATAAGGTTGCAAAACTGAGAATGGAAAGTATTTATGGAGAACAAGACCGACGAGAACATAACAACAGATATTCGTTTTAGCATTGTCCCTGAGTGGGTTTTGGACGCTGAGATTTCGGATAGGGCGTTGAGGGTTTACGCTGTGTTGGCCCGTTACGCCGACAACGACACTTTGCAGGCTTTCCCTGGGCGTCAAACGATTGCTGACCGGGTTCGTTGCAGTGTCAAGTCTGTAGACAGGGCTTTAGACGAGCTGATTGAGCTGGGTGCCATTGAGAAACAACACCGTGTGCGGGATGGTGTGTATAAGTCGTCCTTATTTACTGTGATTCGAGTGGGGGTAGCGTCACGGGTGACGCCAGGGGTAGGGACACGGGTGACGCTAGGTGGGGACACCGGTGACGCCAGGGTGGGGACACGGGTGACCAATAGAACTATAACCAATGAACTAGAACCAGAGAACTATATAAATGAGTTCAATGAGTTTTGGACTGTTTACCCAAAAAAGGCTGACAAGCCGAAAGCTTTGAGGGCGTTTGTAAAGGCTGTCAAGCGGGAAAAGTTAGAAGTGATTATTGCTGGGGCAGAGAAATACCGCGATGACCCTAACCGTAAGGCTGAGTTTACGAAAAACCCGGCTACTTGGTTGAACTCTGACGCTTGGGACAACGAGCCGTTGCCGTCGCCTGAGCCTGTGAACGATTGGGGTCGCCCTTTGGGTAAACCGGCTGAGGGTCCTGGTCGTCGGGCTTGGGTGAAGGCGCTACACAATGCGGGCGAGCATTATGAGTGTAAGCCTGGGGAGTTTGGTTGCAAATGAGTGACATCACGCGTGACATGCCCGCCAAAAAGAAAACTGTGACTGTTTCGTGGGCTAAAGAGTTGGGTATTGACTTGGAGAAACTGAAAGAGGAAAGCCCGACCCATCCTGTGCAGGTTTTTAGGCGTAAGGTACACGAGAGAGAGGTTGGCGTGTATTGGGAAACTTGTTTTGGGCGTGAGGGTCGGTTGCGTGAGTTGAGGGATGTGGCTGAGTTGGGGTTGTTGCGAGCTGAGGGGTTGTTGCGACACGCCGGTGAAAAATAGTTTGTGTTTTGACTTGCATTGTTGTGGATAGTGGTATACACTTTAGGTAACAACAACGAAAGGAAACACAATGAACACCACCGAATGGGTAGCACCGGCAAGCGACATCATGTCTGAGGCCAATAAAGTAATCGCACAATCCGAGATTGGAAAAATCGCCAGGCTCAGAATGGTCCAGGCTTACGCAATTGCCGGACTTTCGCACCGTGGCGTAGTACAACCCAACGAGAAAGCCAGTGCTGAGTATCACAATTTCTGGCACATGAAGGATGCAACCGCAGCCGCAAAGGCTTACGCCGAACTTGTGGGTCGCGATTTTTACGATGTTCGCGCCGAGATGTTTGACCAGTTCTTGTAAACTAAAGAAACACAGAAAGCCCCTGCTACGGC